CGGCCAGCGACCACTGAAGTGCCGTCGCACAGCCGCGATCCGCTCCACCTCGGCCGCAGCCTGGGACCGCAGTTCGGCAACTGTGGCCTGGGGCAGCCCGGCTGGAGTCCCGACGGGCTCGACCGGTCGGGCCGGAGTTCCGGTCCCCTCAACCGAGGAGGCAGCCGCTGGGGAAGGCGCGACCGGATGTTCGACCACCGGGGGGGTGGCTGCTTGCAGCGGAGGAACCGTGTTCGGAGAAACCGCGGTCGGAAGAACTGACGTTGTGGCATTTGGGGTCGGGGAGAACTCGGCATCCATGGAGTGCACTCCGGAACTTGGGGACGCTGTGGCGAGCACATTGGCACTGGTCGCACCGTCGGCTCCCAGGTCAACAAAACTGATTTCTCCCAAGGTGGACTTGCGGACCACATTGGTGGGGCCCACGAAGGAACGACCATTGACCGTGACCGCCTGGCCTTCGCGGACGAATTCAAACTCCTCGACAGCCGCTCCAATGGAGGCCTGCCAGGGAAACCCATTTTTCGACGAGGTCACCACCTCCCGGGCCGTCGGCGTGTCCCGGGAAATAACTCCCGTGGCCACCAGGACACCCCCCTCCACACGGAGACTGTCGGTGTGCCCGACGCCACTTGTGGGATCGTGCGCAAACCGAATCGGTCGGGCTTGTGAGGGAATCGCCAGACCCGCCAGATCCAGGATCACAGGATGTCGCCACCCCGCCACCCGCATGGGGCCTCCGGTGTAGGCCACCATCCGAAACCGGGGGAGTCCACTGCCGCCGGCGGTCTCACCGGCTGCCTCCACATCAAACTCCGTCGTTCCCTGCAGGCAGAGCGGGGCAGGTGTGGGACGGGGTTCACTCATCACTGACGGGGTCGGCATCGACCGGATCCTCCGGAGAAGCGGATGGTGCACTGGGGAACGGTGAGGTCTCGGTTGGGGTGCTGGAACCAGAGTCGAGCGGCAATCCCAATTCGCGCATCAGGGCGAGCTCCTTGGCCCTTTGGCGAAGCTGCGTCTCCCAGTCCTGGCCGCGGCGGGCGAACTCATCCGCCAGAGTCGTGGTGTGCGACTGCAGCCTCGTCGCCTGAGCGGAGGCCTCCTTTTGGGGGTCGACATGCTCCTGGCCATCGAAAAACCAGGTGTGTCGCCAGGTAGCGATGGTCCCGGAGGTCTCGGGGAGCAGTCCGGGAATCAACACCGCCTCATCCAGCCACGCGGCCAGAAGCCGATCGAGAACGACCCGGGCCACTTGGGATTGATCGACTCGGATCGACTTGAAATAGACCTGGTGATCCATTCGTCCCGAGGCGTAGTTGTACGAGGCACTGTTGGCCGCCGCGATATTGAACGGCATGTTCAAGCACCGCGCGATCTCATTGAGGATCTCGGCCTTGAACTCGCGATAGGTCGTGGCTGGTTGCTGGGCCTCAATTTGAGACATGCGCCAGCCCCCAGGCATGGTCACCAAGGCTCGTTTTTCGAGCTCGATCGACTCGAATGGTTCAGCGGAGTCCGCCTCGCCACTGGCCGGGGCATCGGTGTAGAGAATCCCCGCAAAGTCAGCAGCCGTCTCGGCCGCCGCCAGAACCGCCAAAGTGAACCGCCGCAATTGAGCGAACAATGGCAGAGCCGGCAGGATGTCGGGGATCCCCCGGTACTGGCTGGGCCGATCCGCCCGAAACCAATGAATCATTCCTGCCGCTGGCACTTGGTCGAAATCCAGCAGTCCCCCCACGGGAACATCGCCGGGATGGTGCTTGAGCACGTGGTACTCGATGGGGTTTCCCCAGGCATCGAGCACAATCCCATCGACCCCATGAGCCAATGGATTGAGATGCGGTGTGGTCACCTGATCGGCTTCGACCAAGCGCAGGTCCAACTGGATGGGATGGGCGAGACGGGGATTGCTGATCAACAATCCGAACGCCTCACCATCTGTGGCGCGGGCCATCCGCATGGTGCGGAGCTTGGCGGCCAGTCCAATCGCCGCCGACCATTCGTGAAATGCCGCCTCGATGCGACGATTGGCCTCCTGGTCAGAGGTCAGCATTTGGAGACGGGGTCCCGTCCCGATCAGATCGTTCGCCAGCGTCAAAACGATTCCCTTGGCATAACTGTTGTTGGCCACCTCGTACCGAGCCCGGTTGCGGAGTGTGCGACGCACACTCGCCGTGTTCGCGGCATTCGCGGAGAGCCCATCTGCTTGTGCCCAATGTCGGCGATTGTCTTCAGTGGTGGTCGCCGCATCGTAGCGCGCATGGACCACCGGCCGCCGCGATTGGGCTGGGGATGGCTTCGAGGACAACCAGTGCGAGAGCCAAGGGAACATGCTCATTCGGCTCCCGGAGGAACAAGTTTCGAGAACCGCAGTCCCCGGCGTTTGCTCGCCGCGGCCTCCTTGGCCTTCAAATAGCGATCGGCGGCCACTTGATCGGACAACGAGTGCTGTTCGACACTCCCGGCGTCACTGGACACTTTGGCCGGTCCAGCAGCGTTTTGGCGAATCGTGGCATCGAGCTCGTCAGGCATCAGTCCAGTCCCTGGAGGCCGACGACAGGTGTGTCGCGGGGCCAGGTCTGAATCTATGCGAGGAATCGCAGTTGTGGCGGAGCAACTGCTGCGATTTGGCAAGTCGTTCCAGATGTGTACTGAGAGTCTGAAAGGAACCGTTCTTGGTCCTTGCCAATCGCCGACCTCAGCGACTGCCGGCAATCCGCTCGTGAGTGACGATTCGGCGATGGCAATGCCCGCACCGACGGACTCGCACCACGGTCCCTGCACGCTGGCGGGTATAGGCGACGCGGAGACGATTGTGTCCACATCCCGGGCAGACCAGACCACGGGAAGCCTGCGGTACTGCGTGATTCGTCATGAGCGTCTCCGTTGTTGCCATTGAGCGAAACTGACCCGCTCTCGTCCCCGAGGCCGTTCCCCCAGGCCCAACAGTTCCACTCCCAACATCGACCCGGCCACAGCACAGCCCACCAGACAGTCGAACCAGTGATTGTCGGGCCGCTCCGGCCGCTGCTTCCATTCATCAACAACCCGGCCCCGCGCCTCGGTCTTGACCCGGTATTCCGCTGTCAAATGCTCTGCCAGCAGACGATGCGTTTCCGAACGATCTCCAAACAACGACAGGCAGCCGCGGTCCCCCGCAGTGACTGCCAACCGAGCCTGCACGAACGACTTCCAGAAGTTGGCGTCAAACACCACATGTCGCACCGCACGCTTTCCATGAATGTTCGGCACCCGCCAATTGAACCCCAGTCGGTCCCCGGGCCGACGCTTGTATTCCGAAAACGGTTGGCTCGAGGCGCCAACGAAGCGGCCGTGACTGGGGACAACTGTCCCGGCATACACGGACTGACGGCAGAAAGCGTAAATCAAATCCGTGGAGGCTCCCCAATTCGCATCAATCAGGCATTTGCCCACACGAATTGTCCCCCGACCATCGAGGGACCACTCACGGCCCAGGAGCGCATGTGTCAAACGCTCCAGTCCCGCGTAGATCGCCCCCTCGGGCCCACTGCCCTCTGCCACACTGGTGAGGGTCTGCCGGGCATCCCGTAGTGTGAAGTACGGCCGCCTTTGATCGGGGAAGCTCCCATAATCGATCACGTAGCCTGTGAAGTCTTGTTCCCAGGCCACCACCATGTAAAAGAGCAATGTCGCCTGCACATCGATGAAGGCCGCGAGTTGCACGGCCGATTGCGGAATGACACTCCGGGGAAAGCGATTGAGCTTGTTGGCAATCTGCTCAGCTGTCAATTCGTCGGTGTCAGGCGTGGATTCGGGCAACGGCTCATTCTGGTATTCGGCATAGAACGCCGCTTCATCCTGCAGCCGCAGATTCATGGCATGCTGAATGGCGCTGACTTCGTCGTGATTGAATCGCTCGGGCCAGGCCACGTTCGCTCCCACATCCATCGCCGCCTGATGCTGGCGATAGAACTCGGTGGCTGCGCGTCCTTCATCCTCCGCTCGCAGACCTTCTGCCCGGATCTGAGCGTACTTGGCCCACAACGACTCATTGACGGGAAACGAATACACCAGCTTGGTCCGTTCGCCATTCCACTCGGGATGCAGGTCGCGGTTGAGGATATTGTCGGCCATGTCCTGGGGACGGATGACCGTACAAGGCATGATGCCGGAGATCTTCTTGCCGGGCCCCGCCATTCCAAGGACTGCACCGGCCAGGATGCTTTCCCGGTGGGCACACTGCGAGAGCGATCGTGCGGACTCGTCCGTCTGAGGATCATCGAGCACGACCAATGAAGGCCTCACCGCCCGGCCGTCGGCTCGCTTGAATTTCATGCCGCGGATCCGACCGGTGATCCCTGCGACTTTGATCACCGCACCACTTGCCAGCGAGCGACCGGTGTCGCGTACGAAGGATTTCAGGTGGGGGTGGTCGGGCCAACCTTGGGGCCGCACTGTGGGCAGGACGATCTCCTTGGCAGTCCAGCCAATATAAGTTCGTTCTCCTGCATAGAGTTGGCCATTGCATCGATTGGCAATTCCATCGAGGCGTTGAATCGGGAAGACCACCTCCGGAAAGTCGGCCAACAACAGGTCATTGCCATCGAGCTCCATCTTGATTGACTCGAGCATGTCACTGGCATGGCCTTCGTCGGAACCAATCAGCGCCACGAACTCCCGGTGCCCATTGAGCATGGCCCACAGGCAGGCGCACTCGGCCAGGGTCGTATTGTGGGTCGGAACCATCTTCCGTCCGGCCAGGTAGAGATGGGATGGTGAATCGACCTGGATGCAGCGGACTGGAACTGAGGGAACTGGGTCGATGGCAACGATCGTCCGTTCTCGCCAGTCTGTGGGATTGAACACTGATGGGATCCCTGAAAACCTCACGGAACCCAGTGACTCCCGGCAGAGCGTGATTGTTGGCAGCGTGACGTAGTTACCATTGGGTCTGCGACCGGCCCAGAGATGAGCGGCATCACACACGATCTGTTCGCCATCGCTGAAACTCACTCGGTAGCACGGCCGCCCGACTTGTACCTCGGTTGCAAAAGTCACTCGACACGGCCAGCCCTCGTCGTCGAATAGCAGATCGCCGACTTGGACGTCGCCCATCGTGGTCCAGCCGAGTGGTGTCACCAGCGGCGTATCGAGCGCCAGGGCTTTCCCACTCCCCCTGGGCATGGCCATCGCAAAGAGCCCCCCATGTAACACCGCCTGCTCGATTTTGCGGACCACCTTCAGATGATCCTGCGACCAGGGCAGATGAAATGTCTGCGGGAAGTAGGCCTCGCAGAAATCACGGAAGTTTGTCGTCGCCTGCTGACGCCGGGCCGGATCAACGACGCGTGGCAATTCACCGATGTCGCGGCCAGCGAGAGCCAGCGCCACATTGCGGGCGCGGGCCCGTTCTTTGAGTCGCTCGTAGGGATCGACCTCCTGTTCCGGTTGCGGAACATGCCGGACCTGGACGAGCCAGGCGATGTAGCGCAGCAAGTCCACATGCTTGCTATCCCCGATCCGCAGGCCGGCACGCGAACGATGGCGGTAGAGCTGGCGTTCATTGATCACCTCGCCCAAGGGAGTGGAGTTCAGCAGCCGGCACAGCTGCGATGGCTTCATCTGGCGGGGATCAGTCGCCACGGCCCATCTCCTTGACCAGCCAGGCGGCGTAGTGCACCAGGTTCAATGTTCCATCGGGATTGGTGGGGGCTCCCGCGGCGAGGTTCTCCTCCAGTTGTGCTGTGGTGATCGGCCGACCCCCAATACGGGTCAACAGTCGCGCGGCATCCGCCACCGAGAGTGCGGTGACACTCAAGGTAGGGCGGTTCCCCGGAGGAGTGTCACTCATCGTCCCCTCCCTGCGTGAAAAGCCGCCACGCTGCCACGGAAACCTCCACTGGCCGCGAACTCGCGGGAAGTCACAACGGCCGTCGCCGTTGCGTCTGCGGGGATCGCGAAAAGCTGTGAAAAAAGCCTGAAAACCAGCGAGATCGCATCATCCTTCTGCGAACACCCGTCGTTCGTGTGGTGGGGCCAGACAGAACCACCCACCAACCACACGAGGACGAGATGAACGCCAACGAGATCGCCTTCGGGATCGAATTCGAAACCACCCTCCCCAACCAGGACACCACCCCGATTGGTCCCTACCACGCGGGTTACGACGTGCGGTGGCTCCCCACCGGCTGGCGGGCCGAACGGGACAGCAGCATCCAGGCCCCCGCGGGTCGGAAAGGCTGCGAGTTTGTGAGCCCCAAACTGCGGGGGGCCGCCGGAATGGCCGAGGTCGAAGAGGCGATCGACCAGATCACCACCCGCGGGGGCCAGGTGAACCACACCTGCGGGTTGCACATCACGATCGAATGGAATGGAGACGCCGCCGCCCTGGCCAGATTGATCAGCCTGGTCGGGAACCACGAGAAGGCGATCTTCGCCAGCACGGGAACCCGACGACGGGAACAAACGATCTACACCAAGGCGATCAAGACCTACGGAGACAAAGACCGGGCCAAACAACGCTGCGAGGCGGACCGGTACCACCTGCTCAACCTGACCCACCTCGCCCGGGGTCGGAACCGGATCGAATTCCGGGCCTT